CGCCCCCTTATGGGGCACGAGTGCCGCTTACGCGAATCACCATTAACCACCTTTCGGAGGCTTATATGTCTGGTCTATCTCGATCTGAAACCCGTTCTTTGAACCACCCTCGTGGTGGCCATAAGTGGGGTGACAGATGGGGCGACGAGTTCTATACAACCCTTTATCGACACTTTAAAAGGAAGCGTTCGTCATTCGTTAATTCGAATGGACTTGACGCTACCAATTATTGGATCTTTAAGCAGGATGTAACTGGCTTTCGTGATTATACCCTTGACATCTATTTAACGACGTCATGGAGCACTGAGACAGGTTTGCCAATCACACAGGATAAGACCACAGATAATATCTATGAGTCTACTGTGTCTGGTGTTCTGTCTTATGCTAATAGTTCTCACAATTCTAAGATGAGTCCAACTTCCTCGTTACCTGTAAGTTTAGTTGGCAGCGACTTTACTGCCCTAAACAACAAGTTACTCGAGAAGATAGATAATCAAAGTATTGACATGGGAACTATTGTAGCTGAAATGGGTGAGACGCTCTATTACGTTGCCTCCCGTGGTGCAGATATTGCACGGTTCGGGTTAGCTGTTGCTACTGGAAACTGGTCCGCCGCTTTGCGGAGGATCGGTATTTCCAAGCGACACTGGAAACGTTTTAATAGAGTTAAACGTGATACCGCAAGTAGATGGCTTGAATTCAATTTCGCTATCAAACCTCTCGTCAGTGATCTTTCAGACATTGGACAGCTCTATAACGAGCCGGACAAAGTCTTAAGAAAGATTCGCTGCCGAGCTAAGGTTACGAGAAAAGAAACATTAGAAGGTATACCTGTCACCTGGTATGGTGGCGAGTATAAATGCACAACGGACTTTATGTTCAGTTATGCAGTAACCTACTCTGTTTCGGATCCCGATACAATAGCGTTAAAAGCATTGGGTCTAAATAATTTACCAGCCGCAGCTTGGGAAGTAATTCCCTTCTCGTGGTTGATCGATTATGTAGTCAATGTTGGCGAATTCATGCAACTGTGCACGGCGACCGAAGGACTTTTATTCAGAAGTGGATATAAGTCTATGAAGGCGTCGCGCGTGGGGAAGTATGAATATCTCAACGATTTCACTAACACGAATGTTTCTCCCTACCATGGGAGTTACAGTCATGAAGTTGATTTTCGTCAGGGAACCGATAAAACTGTCGGTTACCGAAGAGATAGGCTAACTTCTTTTCCACGCCCTACACTCGATTTCGTACTTCCTGAGATCCGCTATAAGCAGATCTCGTACGTTGTCGCGTTGGGGACTTTACTACTCGGTAAGAAATAATCTTACCTCAACAATATGGAGGCGTTATGCCAGCCATTTCTAGCCTATCTTTGACAGATGGCGTTACACCGGTAACACTGACCCCTCAATCGCATACAGCGGGAGAGACTCGGTACAGAGCCAACAGTGCAGCAGTTCGTGCTGCAAATCCTCAACTGGTTTTCCAATATAAGGAAGCAAATGCTGGCGTTCAACGCCAGTATGTTCGTTATGTTGAACCAATTGCGGTTGTTGACTCTACCACATCAGAAACTCTTGTCCGAGGCGAGGTAATTGTAGAATTTACAATCCGCGCCCCGGCTGAAGTTACGCCCGCTCTACGCTTAACTGCCGTAAAGCGTGCGTTTGATGTGATAGGTGCTTCTAACCTAGAGACTGAACTTACCACCGGCGAAGGCCAGTGGGGGTAAAGTCACTCGATCCTTTCGATTGGAAGGATCTAATCTGGGTTATTATCTCTTCTTTGGTCAAAGTAATTGATCGTCGTAAGAGGAAGCAACCTGTACCTTAATTAGCTTCAATTCACCAGGAGTTATTCCATGATGAAGTTAAAACCGAGAAAGAGAGCTGTTATAGCCTCATTTCGTTTCTCTCAGAGGGTATCTCGAGAAAACAAGGATCTCCATCCTGATAACCTTGTTGCCAAGCTTCTTTCAGCTCGCCCATCCGGGGCAAGCGGAGCTTACGCGTTCAAGTGGGACTATCTCTCTACCGAAATACTTTCAAAGTATTGCGGTAAGGGAGATGATCCCCAAATCAGGAAGGACCGAGCGGTAGCCAAGATGCTTGAATCTGAGGAGGCGTGCAAACGCATCAACAGATTTGGCCCTGGGCAACATCCGCATTCATCTGCAATTCTTTTCAGAGCTCGCCAACTAATCGCTGGCTGCCTGAAGGACCCTGTAGATGGACTAGAAGACCTCGAACTGCACCACTCCTTCAGTGGAGGGGCTACAGTTTGTCGTCTTCGTCGGAACGGCGATGCGTACTTTAAGTACCACGCCGCTAGACCTTTGTCGGTAACTCGAACAGCATTACCGTATGCAAAACATCTGATTGGATCCACTCCTCTATGGAGTGACCAACAGACTAACATTGTCGACGGAAACGTTGTTTTCACTGTACCAAAGGCTTCTGATATTGATCGTGCCGCGTGTAAAGAACCTGCTTTAAATCAGGTCCTTCAACGTGGCATCGGCTCCTATATAAGGAGACGGCTCAAGTTGACTTTCGGTGTTGATCTTAACGATCAGTCCCGAAACCAGTCGCTAGCTAGACGAGGTTCCTTAACCGGACGCCTCGCCACTATCGATCTGAAGTCAGCAAGTGATAGTATCAGTCGCCGTTGCGTCTATGAATTGCTATCCCCTAGGTGGTGTTCTCTTCTTGAAGATCTTCGATCGTCAAGAGGGAAACTTCCCGACGGGACCCAAGTTATTTGGGAAAAGCATTCAACAATGGGCAACGGTTATACCTTTGAGCTGGAGTCTCTAATCTTCTATGCACTCGTTAGAGCTACATGTGAGATAGAGTGCTATAATCGTGTTATGCGTTATAGCGTTCCGGCTGGTTCCATTTCTGTATACGGAGATGATATCATATGTCCGTCTCACTACTATGAACCCGTTGTTGCAACTTTAGTTGCTTACGGATTCACTGTTAATGAGAAGAAGAGCTTCCATACTGGTTCCTTTCGGGAATCATGTGGTGGTCACTTCTTCGCGGGCCATGATGTCAAACCTATATACATACGTAAGCCGCTCGACCGCCCAGACAGGATCATCTGGTTCCTCAATGCCTTAAGGCGTTGGGCTTCAGATGACGATGGCTGGTGCGATCCATCGGTTTACCCACTATGGCTAGAATTGCGTCGGGCGTACGTACCATCCGAG